CTGGCTCTCCGGTACTAGCAAGCGCATCTCTCACCCAAACACATGCTCTATCAGGAACAGGCGTCACGGCTGGCTCTCCGGTACTAGCAAGCGCATCTCTCACTCAGAGCCACACCTTTGCTGCCTCTGCAAATTTGGTCACGGGTGCGCCATCTGTCGGTTCTGCCGCGATGGTGCGAATTGTTGCGCTTTCGCCAACGGGCTTCGTGGCGGGTTCTCCTGCGCTTGATAGCCCATCATTTACTCAGAGCCATACATTTACAGCGACAGCAATTACAACAGGTGCGCCGTCCGTAGATCAAACATCTATTTTACTTGTCACTCCAATTGCTACAAACGATGTTACAACACAAGCGCCCGTTGTTGACGATGTTGACATAGACCAAACGCATGTTTTGACGAGTGATGATGTTATCAGCGGAAACCCTGTTGCAGACGCGCCAGCGATTACTCAGGAGCATGTTCTTGGCTCAAGCAACATCACTACAAACGCGCCTGTTGTTGGTGACTGCAATATGTCCGAAGAAGAGGCGCTGGCAACGGCTGACCTTGTTGCGGGACAACCAAGCGTTGCTGCAACGTTAATCACTCAAGAACACGTTCTTGGCGGCGCAGACATAGTCACACAAGCGCCAGAGTTGGCTTCAACGCAAATCAATCAGGGCCACGTTCTTGGGGCGTCTGACATCACTTCTGCCGCGCCTGTGGTCGATGATCTTACAATATCCGAAGAGGAAACGCTTGCGGGTGATGACATCACTTCTGTCGCGCCTGTCATTGATAATGTGGTGTTGCTGCAAGAACATGTTTTGGCTGGCGCAGAGGCGGTTTCTGGCGCTCCTGTGCTTGGCTCGCCAAGCATTGTTCAAACGCACGTTCTAACGCTTTCTGACCTTACGGCTGGCGCTGTAGAAATCCAAAGCCCAAGCATCAATCAGACACACGTTATAGCGCCGACAGGTGTTGCGGCGGGTTCGCCTGTGTCTGGCTCGCCAGAGATGTTGGCGAAATATAACTTTGTTACAAGCGATCTAATAGGCTCTGCGCCTGTTGCGGGGCAACCTGCAATCACTCAAGAACACGTTCTTGGCGGCGCAGACATAGCCACACAAGCGCCTGTTGTTGACAGCGTAGACATGGATCAAGCGCATGTCTTGACACCTTCTGATCTTAGCAGTGGAAACCCTGTCACTGACGCGCCAGCGATTACTCAAACACACATCTTCGGATCAAACGGCATCACAACAAATGCTCCTGTTGTTGCTGATTGTAATATGAGTGAGCGTGAGACTTTCACAACAGAAGATTTTACATCTGGCGAACCCTCTCTGGGGACGCCTTTGCTCACACAAGAGCACGTTCTTGGTGGCGCAGACATAGCGACACAAGCGCCAGAGTTGGCCTCTACGCAAATCAATCAAGGTCATGTTCTTACCGCCTCTGACATCACTTCTGCCGTTCCTGTGGTCGATGACCTTGCGATGTCCGAAGAAAACACTCTAGCGGGTGATGACATCACAGCGGGTGCGCCTGTCATTGATAATGTGGTGTTGCTGCAAGAGCATGTTTTGGCTGGTGATGGAATTGTGGCTGGCAATCCTGTTGTTGGGTCATTAAGCATTCAGCAACCGCACGTTCTAACGTTTTCTGACCTTACGGCTGGCGCTGTTGAAGTCCAAAGCCCAAGCATTAATCAGACGCACGTTATAGCGCCGACAGGTGTTGCGGCGGGTGCGCCTGTGCTTGGCTCTCCCGAAATTGTTCAACTAAATAATTGTACGGCAGATGATCTGACGGGCTCTGCGCCTGTTGCGGGGCAACCTGCAATAACTCAAGGACACGTTCTTGGCGCTGATAATGTTCTGGCTGGTGTTATGGTCCTTGATGGGCTGGTCAAGTTTGTTTGGACGGAACAAACGGTTACAGCGGAGGCTTGGACAGATCAAGCAACTGGCAGTGAGACTTGGACGGATCAAATGGTAAGTGCAGAAACATGGACGGAAGCTGCATAGTGTGATATTTTGCACAAAAGGAGTTTAGCATGGCTATTTCGATCACTCGCCCGACCGTGGGTGCGTCAACTGACACATGGGGTACCACCCTTAATGCGGGTCTTGAAGCCCTTGAAAGCACATTAAACGGTAGTGGAACGGGGAAAACAACTATCTCCCCCGACTTATCTGCGCTGACAATAAATGGGACTAATTTTACAGGCACTGCGGCTGACTTAAACAAGCTCGCCAGTGTAACGGCAGATGCGGCTGAGTTGAACTTGGTTGACGGTGCAACGGCTAACACGGTGGTCAACTCAAAGGCGGTTGTTTACGGGTCAGCGGGTGAAATAGCCAGCGGCGCGATTACATCAACAAGCTCTGTTACTGGAACCAGCTTTGAAATTGGAGACTGGAAGATATACGTTTCCGGCACAGATTTAAAATTTCAATACAATAGCGTTGATGTTTTCAAGCTATCGACTACGGGCGAAGTGACCGCCGAGGGTGACATTACAGCATTTGGAAGTGCATAATGACTACGACGACTTCTTTGGACAATTTTGGTCACGGTAATACGTCTGTTTCTCTAAGTGAGTTACGAACTTATTACGGGTTGACAGGTGCCGTTTCGCTGAACGGAAACTTAAACGGTGGCACAAATCCTGTCCCCGACAGCTTTCCCGTGGCAGGCGCTCAAACGTCTTTTTCAAACTATCGTAATGCCAATCGTATCTTAAAAAAGAAAGGCACCACCCAAATTATTACAAGTGGCACATCATGGACACCTACACAAACTGGATGCGTTCAATACCATGTGTATGTTTTGGGTGGCGGCGGTTCTGGAGGCGGGTGTTATACAACAAGCGACAAAGAAAAAGTATCGTCTGGCGGCGCAGCGGGGGGCGTAGCGTTTCGTCGATATAGCGTGGAAAACGATGGAATTACTTCCGCAACAATATCCATTGGCGCGGGGGGCGCAGGAGTAACTGTTGTAGGCACTTTTTATTTTTTAATTACAGGCAGAGATGGCGGCACGACTACATTTACTCCGAATAGTGGCACGGCAATTTCTGCAACTGGCGGAAGTAGAGGATTTGCTAGTAAATTAGGTACGTCAGCGGGGCAAGCAGCAAGTGACCCTGAAAATTATGCTTGGGGATATTGCGCTTCATCATCTGGTGGCACCGGATCAGGTGGTGAAAGTAATTATACGGGCGGCATTGGAGTTGGGTTTAATATCGGCGGAGACGGATCAGCGGTTTCTGGTGGAGGCTCTCCAAACTTAGGGTCTGGCGGAGTTAATGGAAGCACCGCATCTGCGGCAGGTTTTGCGAGCACAGGCACAACCGGAGCACCCACAAAACCGTCTGAATGGGGGTCAGATGTTTCGGCAACGTTTCGCGGTAGTGCTGGAGTTCAGCATTCCAGTCTTAGTGCCGGTAGTTCGAGCGATGCATCAAATTACGGCGCGGGGTCGGGTGGAACTTCTAGTGAAGTTTATCAAACCGCTGACAACGTTTACACCGGAGATGGCTCGCAGGGCGCAATCTTTGTAACTTATTACGAGATTAACACATGACGTATATACCGCTGGATATACCCGCTGGCTTCTACCGTAACGGCACCGACCTTGAGCAATCAAACCGCTGGCGGGACGGCTCATTGGTGCGCTGGCGTGATGGTAGCTTGCGTCCCGTCAAAGGCTGGAGCGAGCGCAAAACGTCATTTAGTACAAACACCATTCGCGGAATGCATGCTTGGGAGAGTTTGGACGGGTCCGTCTATCTTGCTGGCGGATCGTACAACGAGCTTGTGGCAATGGTGGGCTCTAACACGCTCTACGATATTACGCCTTCCGACTTAAACTCAGGCTTGGAAAGGGCTTCCGTAATTACCGGCTACGGATACGGCGATTATGGCGCAGAAAGCTATGGCGACGAGCGCAGTGATTACGGAAACTACTCAGAGGCGACTGTCTGGTCACTAGACAACTTTGGGGAATACTTAGTCGCGTGTAGCGCCAAGGTGGCTGGTAATGGCGATGGGCGGCTTCTTGAGTGGCAACTTGGATCTGCGGCGGACGCAGCGGCAATCAGCAATGCGCCGATAGATTGTCTTGGCTTAGTTGTGACGGAAGAGCGTTTTTTGTTTGCTCTTGGAGGCAGATTTCCGGCTGAAAGCTACGCAAACCCGCGCAAAGTGTACTGGTACGATCAGGGGGATAATACGACGTGGACCGCGGCTACTACGAACCAAGCGGGCAGTCAGGAACTCCAGACGAGCGGAATGATAATGCAGGGATTGCGGACGCGCGGCCAGACGTTAATCATTACAGACGTAGACGCCCACGTCGCTCGTTTCGTCGGAAGCCCGTTTATCTGTGGATTTGAAAGGGTAGGCACCGCGTGTGGCGCCATATCGCGCAAAGCCGCTGTTGATGTTGATATGGGTGCTTTTTGGATGGGTCAGAGAGGGTTCTTTACATTCCAAGGAAACACCGTACAGCAACTGCCGTGCGCCGTGCACGACTACGTGTTTGATGATTTTGAAAGCAGTCAGCAAAGCCAGATATGGGCATGGTCAAATGTTGAGTATGGAGAGATTTGGTGGTTCTATCCGTCTTCAAATAGCCAAGAAGTAGATCGTTATGTGGCATACAACTATAACGATAATTAT